TTCCATTATTTCACCTTTGTTTACTTCACAGAATTGACTATCGTGTAAACATGGACTCTTTACGAGTGACACGGATAGTACTACTGGGTCAGGCACATCCCGTATTAGGCTGTTGCCTGAGCTACTAACATCTTTACAACTGCAAGGCAAAGGAGCACCCTTATCGCTTTTTAGTGCGGCTAGGTACTCGTCCGCCCGTGACCTGGTGAAGACACTAGCACTATACCCAGTATAACCACCACCCAAGGCTAACTCTACCGCCTCGGGTTGGGTTATATGTGAAGTGACAAACCAAGAACCACGAGGATAGGATTTCATGGATCCATCTAGTAGTGTCATGGTAGTGTCTTCTGTTAGTAAGAATGAGTTGACGGGTTCTCCTATCCTGTTGCCGTTTCGTGTGAGTCCGTGTTCGTGGTCTATGAAACCGTATTTTTCGTAGGATTGTGCGAACCTTCGGATTTGTTCTGTGGTTAGTGGTGGTTCACCATTTACCCAGTCGCAGTCATGGGCTCCTGGTATCATGACTGGGGCGGTTAGTAGGATTGTACCGTCGGTTAGTGTTTTTATTGTTTTCATATGCATCATTGTAAAAATAAATTAATGATTTTCGTGTGGGGGGAAAGCATTTGGGTAAAATTAAGTCTCAAATTCGCTTTCCTTATTATACACTCAAAGCAGTTTAAAAAAAAAGGTAGTAAAGAAAAAAAGATTAAACTAAATTGTTACGATAATCAAAAAAAAGGAATAAAAAAAAGAAGAAAATGATTAAAAAAAATTTTAGAATTATGGGATTTCAGTAACGATGTCTCCAGGGAGTCCTGCAAACCAGTCTTCCCACTCATCCATAGTCTTCGTAAGTTCCTTAACTTCTTTTCGCAATGTTTCAACTTCTTTTCGCAATTCCGCCACTTCTTTTTTTAAAGTTTCATCTGTCATAATAATACCTTCTATAATTTCTCCTTAATTAAGTTATTAATTTGGTCCACTGTTTTTTGCAGTTTCTTTCTCCTTTTAAGGAAATCGTTCATATACATATTCGGATTGTCCATTATAAGTTTTGCAGTATGTTTATCCCAACCATACTTTGTGAGAAGGGACACCCCCTCATCAATAGGGAGATATATCGCTTCATCAACTATTTCTAATCGAGGGATTTCTTTCACCATGTCATGGTATGCTTGAACAAGGTCTTTATTACTCAAAACTTCACCTAAATGTTGGTCTAATTCTTTTCTTGATAATTGTTCAAATCTTTCCTCTCTTTCTTTTTCACTTCTTGCTCTTCTTTCAGTAGCCTTTTGCTCTTCCAATATTAAGTTCTTTAAGAAATGGGTTTCACTGAATTGAGGTTTGCCATACAATTTTTCTAAATATTCCGCACGATTAGGGAACTCCTTACAGAATTTAGCGTGTTCCATAGGGTTTAAGTATAATTTAGTGGACTCCGCAAAATCTTCAACATATCTCAAATTAAAAGGAGGCTCCGGGCCTTTATTGATATGTTTTTCCCATAATTTGCGGTTTCTAGTGTATGTTTCCATCTGGCCTCTAAAAAGTTTATCATACTTCTTAAAACTAGTCCCGGCATAATTGGTTGGGAATTTCCGAGGGGTTCTTGTTTGGCCTCTGCGGTTGGTGTAGGGATATAATTCATTGTCTGCTTGGACAATTTTTTCATAAACTTCAATAGAAGATAAACCGTAAGCATTCCTAACTGGGGATTTATTGAAATCAAATGCGTGGGCTAATTCGTGTGTAAGATTCCCTAAGGCCTTTATAGAACTGCCACTACTAATTAAGTAAATATTTACACTATTGGTTTCAGGGATAAAGTGACCCCCTGTTCCACTTACTGAATGACCCATAATATTTATTTGTGTAAGCCCCTCTATGTTTTGCAAAGCTTCCGGCAATGTTTTGATATGGTTTACCACTTCCTCATAAGTTAATTGAGCTTTATCATTAATACGCAATTCAGTCCCATTAGGGTAGGTGTAAACTTTTACATTTTCTCCATTGTATTCGCTTTTTTCAATTCTTGTAAATGTAGGTTCTATATCAAGTGAATTAGTAGTTTGTTTTATTTGGTCATTGGTTGGTGTTTCTGGTTGGCTTGCCACGGCCCCAATTATTCCTTGATAACCCCTCGCTAACTCACCATTCGCCACCAACTTCAACTGATTAAGCTTGCTCAAGTTATACTCTAACTGGGTTCGTGCCTGTAACCGTTCACGTGGCAGACTAAACTTACTATCAATAACTGCTTGGGCTTCATTAACCGCCTTAGTGTACTGCTCGTATTGGCTTCTCTGCTCCTGAGTGAGGTTCTGCTCCAACTGCTCCTGACTAGGCTCACCTAAACTTTCCGTATTAACGGGTACAAGGTCAGACTCACGGAACGGACTAAAAGATGGTGCCATAAAACCATAAGGAATCACGAAAGGAGCATTACTACACCTACAATTAATCCACTCCTCCAACGGACCATTAGTATCACCAGGAAAAGCGAGACCATTGGAGTATTTACCATCAATCGGTATGATTTCACCATCAACATCCACATGACTATCACGTGTCCTGTCATCATTCGCGGCGATCCATTGAGTGTACTCGACACCATCCTCCTTGTATTGGTCTCTTGTTGCTTGGTTGTGGCTGGTGTTTATCTCGGTCCGTGCTATCCTCTTGGCTTCCCAGTCTGCTAATTGGTCGAACCTTTGGGTGATGTCATTTGCGACCTGGTTTATGCCCTTTCCCTCACGGTAACCATCACTTATTATCTGGTTGAGTTGGTTGTCTACACGGTTTAGTGTGTTCTCACTGGCTCGGAATGTACGGTTAAGCAAATCCTCTTCCGCCTTTGGGATAGTGCCAAACAAGGCATTCTTATCCTTGTCAACAAAGCCTTGAATACCAAGAGTGGTAACTGCTTTAAGAGCGACCTTATCCTTATTTGCTCGCTTGATTAACCGTTTAGCCTCCGCCTTTCCTAACTGGTATTCTCGGAGCTTATACTTCCTGATAATCTCATAATATTCCTTGTGGGCTTCGTGGATTGGGCTTAGCATCAGATTAACTTGGCCTTGGAGTAATTGGTAATCGCTCCAATACTCATCTAATCCTTTTAAGACTTCCTTTTTGAGTTTTTTAAAGAAGCGACCTAGTTCTCGTTCGAGTTGGGCTTCGTTATTCTGTCTTCGCTTCAATGCGACTTGGCTTGCCAGTAACTGTTTCTTGGTCCTCTCGGGTAATGTCATCCTCTACCTCTTCATTATCATTCCATAATTGGTCTTCCAAACTGCCGAGTATAGTATCCACTTCGAGCATTGGGTTGTTCTCTGTATTATTCCACACCTGCTCCAAAGGAATATTATTCAAGTATCTTGCATTCAGGTAGTAGTCATCTTCGTCTGTTATGGTTAGTCCGAATTTATTTCCGAAGTTATCAATCAATTCCTTGATGGTCATTGCTCCTCGTTGGAACAGGAACTCCGCCAATGCTAAATCCTTAGTGTAATCGATTGGAGCAACTTCTTCAATACAGAACTTCCAACTGGTGACTCCTAATTCAGTTCCTATCTGGTTTATCAATGCTTCACATTCAGATTTAATCGGTGCAATAGTACCATACTTATATGATGCCATTGTTGACTCGCTGTTGCTGCCGTTAAGGTTGCCTGAGTCGAAGATGCCTAACCTTGATGGGTCTACTTGATGCGCGTGCAATACTTCATCACGGGTATCCTTACGATACATACGGAAGTGACCTTCTTCCGCTTGCACACTTAATGGAGTGATTTTAAGGTCTACATTTCCTTCTTCACCCTCTGATGGAATGGTAATGCAGATAGCACTGTGTGGGTTCTTTATGACTTCCTTGATTTGTTGACCAATCTTCCAACGGAGAGTCTGTGTGACATCATACTCAGGGTCATCAGGCTCAACATCATAATCCGCGAAGTCACCAGTAACAGTAATAGCAAACTTTGGCATACCGTAATTGTCAAAGAATGCATTGTTATACTTGACTGCACCAATGTCACCTTTGATACTGCCAAGACAACTGACTATTGGTGGTCTGCCATAATAATCCGTGCCAGGAGCATACTCCATACTCCATAATAATTCATTCGCTTTCCTTTCCGCTGGTAGACTATTGTATGAGTGGAATTGTCCGGTGTCTGCATCCACATCACATAACACTCCATCCTGGTCATAATTCTTACCATAAATCACGAACCATACACGCTTACCATCAGGAGTAGTGTGTAGGACTCGTTTCATATCAGTATGACGCCTGAGAGTCTGAGCCGGAATATGTTTTAATCTGATAATATCGGATTTACTGGTATCCTCACGGATAATCTCAATCGCACCATAACCAATCGCCCTACGGTCATAAACCATCCTTTGCAATTGAGTATTAATGCTCGGACTGCTATTCTCCAAAACTTCAATAAATCGTTCTTTCTCGGCTTCTACTGGTTCTAATCCTTCAACTGGTTTCAAAGTATAATTCACACCAGTAGTATCAACCGCCACAGCCTCAACACAAGCAGCATGATAAGTGTACAAATCAAGCAGTTGTACAAGGGCATATGGATCATACTTCGGATTCAATATACTGATGCCTTGTTTGAGTGGGTCGCTTATTTCTTGTTTGCTCCCTGTCGCGGGGTCGATATTCGCTTTCAAGGAATACTTGTTGAGTTCTAATTGGTCTACTAAGTGCATTCCATCATTATCATCGATTGTTACTATGAAACTATCACTTCTTTTTTTTGTCATACTCTATCACTTCTATTATGCTTTGATTTTTCGTTTAGGCCTTAACCAGTGCCTTGCACTACCGGTTGCGGTGTCGACCATATCATCACTTGCTCCTTCTTTGCCGGTGAAACTGACTAGTTGGTCGATTAGGTCGATATTCCAATCCGCCTTTACGAAGTAGCATCTGTGGTCCTCGGCTATGGCTTCCAGGTCGAAGCTTCTTACATTCTTTTTCAAGTGGACCTTATCCGCTCTGATATGGTATTTCCTTAGGCTTTTTTCGTTACGGAATCTGCTGATTAATAGTTTGCTTCCGCTTCCTGGTTCCTGTTCTATCTTGATTAGTACGCCCCTGCCATCACGCTTGGCTGTCTTTTTGAATCTTTTAAGTACCTCGTTACTGGACCAGTTGCCATGCACCAGGTCTATGAAGTACAGGTTTTCTCCATCGTAGCCTGTTAATAATCCACTGGTCTGGTCTCCATCCTTGCCACTTGCTGCGAAGTCCCAGTATCTCATCATAGGCAAATCACTTGGAAGTTCATCCTTGGTTATTTGATTATAAATATGGTGTGTTCGGTCATCCATAAACCACTCCCTTTTGAAGATGTTCCCGTCTCTTTCCACGGGTTGTCCCTGGTAGATTGCATTGAATAGGTAACTGCCCATTGCTTTCCGTTCTGCCATCAGCCACTCGGTGCTTCTTTGTGCCGGCCATAATGCCTCTCCTATTTCCCTGCCAAGTAGGTCATCTGGACTGTCACAGATAGCTGGGATATTAAGGTCTATCCATGTGTTTGGGTCGATAGTGCCTCCATTGCGGAGTATTGCTAGGCCTTCCTTTGCAGGTATTGTCGGTTCGGTCTCACGGATTATACCATGTAGGTCTTTCAAGTGCAATCTTTGAGCAATCACTAACATTATCGGTGGCAGACCATTACTCCGCCTTTCAAGTCTTGTCTTAGCAGTACCACCAAACCAGTCGGCTAATCTTTGTTGTTTGACTTTACTCTCAGCATCCGCAACATTCTTGATTGGATCGTCCACTATGAATAAGCCTGCACCAAAACCTAATATGCTTCCGCCTGCTCCGACTGCTAGCATTTGACCATGGTAAGGGTGGTTGAGTTTGAATTTGTTCTTGGCTTTACTGTCTGTGCTTAGGCTTACTTTATAGGGAGATAATCCGCCGTAGTAGTTTAGTACGTCTTTGACTTGTCCACCGAATTCACTGGCTAATCCTTGTGAATATGCGGTTAGTATTACTTTGTCATTTGGGAAGTGTGCAAGGAAATATGAAGCAAAGTTCTTAGATATTAATGTGGATTTGCCGTGCCTACTTGGAACGCCTAATAATATCTTGCTTACCTTGCCTTGGAGTGCGTACTGTAATAATTCTATGATTAGTACATCGAAGTCTCTTGGTTGCCAGTATCCATTGTTAATGTAGATGCTCCAACGGCCTAGGCCGAGTACTCCATGATTGGTTTGGCTGATTTGTTCTGCACTAATCATTGTGTTTGTCCTCGATTATTTTTTTCATTAGTTCGAGTTCTCGGTTCATGAATTCTGGACTGGTTAGGTCGACATCTGCGTTAAGGTTGGCTTCGGCGTTAATGTTGGCTTCCATTTCCTGTTTCTCTGCAACTACAAACTGTTCAGGGTCAGTAACTTGCAAGAGATACTGTTTAGCCATCCAACTTTTATTATCCTGAATGTCTTTCATGTTTTTCTGGATGAATTTTGCTCTTGCTCGTTGCATATCTTGATAGAATTTCCTGTATTTGCCACTCTTGGCTTTTTCGCCTTTTTCCATCCAATTGTAGATGGTGGTTCGTGATATTCCAACTGCATCGGCACAATATTTTAAGGGTATCCCATCACTATATAATTCGGTTAGGCAGTTACATATCTCTTCATTAAATTTAGCCATAAAAAAATTGACACCTCCCATTAAATAGTGTAAAAAAAATAATCCTTTTTAGTTAGTGTATTATGTTGAAGTAAACGTTAATCAAGATGGTTATAATGGTTAATCCGACACCAATGATTGCTAATAAACTAGATATTCTGTTGTGGTTGTCGGTTGTGGTTTGTTTTTGTAGTGCGAGTTCGGTTTCGATGGCTTTGAGTCTTAATTCGAGGTCGGTGTCTCCTTGCCGTGATTGTATTAGCAATTGATTGACATTCTCATTAAGCTTGTCTAGTTTGTTTTCCATCTTATCCATCTTAGTGTATAATTCATCGATTCGTTTGTCTTTGAAATCCGCCCTTGTTTCTAGTTCGGTTAT